TATGCAGCGGCGTACGTTTCACGGTCGAGGCCGCAACCTACTTGCATACCGAATAACTTGGTACGATTGCCAACCATCCATTCAACATAGGCCTGTGTATGTATATGCCCCTGCACCGTGCTTTGTAGGTCGTTCTTTGCCTTTGTGCGGGCTGTTCCGCCTTCGCCGTGGACATACTGCACGCCGTCGTACTCTACGCGCTCTGTCCAGTTCCATGACGTGCCTAAAACTTCATTGAACGACTTAATCCAAACGCTTGGAATGGATGAACTGAATGCCCTGCGCATTACAACCCGGTCATGGTTTCCGATTATGCAATCTGCCACCGGAAAAGCTATGCGCCATTTTTGCAGGTCTTCAATTGCGCGCTCTAGCTCCGTCCTTGCGCTTTCCCCATCAGGGTCAGTATCATGCCTACTAGTTGCATGCGAGTCGATAAGGTCACCGATGAAGGTTACCTGATTGCACGCGTACTTATCGTAGGTTTCAAGGCAAAATTCAAAATATCCTTCCTTCTCAAAGGGACAATGCAGGTCACCTATAACCAAAATACGCCGCTCTTTGTTGCGTAGGAAGTCCAGCGCTTTCTTTTGTTGGGCTGTTACCCGTGGGCGTATTGTGTTAATCATAAAGCCATACTACGTCAGCATCCTTTGCCGGATGATCATCGACGTGCAGGAAATCCCGATGCACTCCGATGCGATTAAATCCAGCCTCGTATAACGCGCCGAGTATATACCCGCGCGTTCTGCTGTCTGTGCAAACTATATCAGCCGCCAAGCCGTCAAGGTGCGCGCTGTCCTTTTTTCCTCCGCTTGCCCGGTTGTGTGCCGTGCATCGCACGCCGCTGCTAATATGAAAAGCAACGCCCGCTTTGTGGCGGGCATCGTCTAGCATTCTCAAAAAATCCTCGTCCATTACGTCAATGCCGAGGCCCTCCGAATTGGTGCGGCATTTCTTGCACTTGCAATCAAATTCCTCGTATCTGAAATATCTCAGTTCCATATTATCGAACAGGCTGCGACGAAAATAATTATATCAGCAACATCAGCACGGCCATACTCGCGCGCCTTGTACGTTGCGTTTACCAATACCGTCGCTAATATAATCCAAATCATTTTTGGAGCTTTGCAAGCATTAACTCGATTTTGTGGACGGATGCCAATAGTTCCTTCATGTCGCTCTTTATCTCGTTGCTGTCAATTTCAAGCTGTATCACCCGGCTTTTAAGCCTCGCCACCGTGCTGTTGAGATTCACCCATACACCAACCAAACCCGCCACGACTGGCGCAACCATTGCCACAAATTCCCATTCCATCACTTCTCTTTTTTCTGTATTATATACCAATTCGAATTGTGGCACAAGATAGTGATGCCATCATAAGCCCGGTTGAAATCGTAGCTGGTTGCGCCGTCTATAGTTACGCCTGAATCTCCTGTATTTGGTCGCAGGGTTACATACTGATTCGCGGCGATTGTGCCATCGCTATGAAACTGGATGCTGCGCCCTTCGTTATCTGCAACCAGCGGCAAATAAATAATGCTTGCACCGTTGCCGCCTGTCCATGTGTTCATGATCATGTAATCAATCGGCCGCACGTTGTACGTTGTGCCTGTTCGATTCGTCACGGTGGCGGTTCTATACTGCACGCGCGAACCGTAACTATCCTCACCTATTAAAAGCGTCCTGTTAAGCGCCTCCGTTGCACCTGTCACGCCTAAGCCAGGATTGTGGGTTATCGGGTCGACGACGTCGATAGCGTCGCCAATGGCCGTTGTAACGGTCGAAGCATCCCGCGCAACTAGAAACGCCTCTAATTCCGTTTCAATTGGTCGAGCTGTGAATGTAAATTGAAATAATGCAAAGTCGCCGGCTGTGTCGTCCAGCACTTGCCACATCTTTAAATCACTTCCGTACACCGTGCCGCGTTGTATCGGTGTGCTAATCCGCTGGCCTGCTAATATTTCTTGCACTCCTAAACGGTTAATTCCTATGCCTGTGCCCGTGTAGTTTAAACTTTGCCATTGTGTAACCGGCACGGCATTGACGCCCACGATGACACGAATCACACCGTCAGCGTTCTGCGTTTCTCCGTCACCAAACAGGCAAAGTCCTTGGTCAATTTCGGCGCGGGCCGTGTCGCTGTTGGTAGCTGTGAAAACAACCTCATCGCCTAGCGCATTGTTGCCAAGCAGGTCAGCACGCAATACCACGATTTGAAAATCTGCCGTTGACGTGTTTACTAATGTAGCATCCAAAGCGCCGTCGTCATCGATTCCTACAATCGTCACACTTAAATCCATGCCGGTCTGGTCGCTTGGCAGCGCTGGCGTATTAATCACAATGGGCATTGTAATTTCACCGCCTTCGTTCCTGTTGAATACGTAGCTAACGACTTCATAATATTCTGGCGTCGCCGTCCATTGTGGGATGCTGTAAACGTGTGAAGTGTATTCAAGTACGCCATCATCCAACGCGCCGAGCTGAAAATCTAACGTTGTTTCCGTGAACTGTGCATCCCGTTGCAGGTACTGCGTGCCAACCTTAACAAGGAAGCGAAGCATAACACGCGCCACAAGGTCATCGCCGGTAGCTACGCCGTCGCCAGCATACTCGTAATTAAATGTGCCGGTAATTGCAAATTCTGTATCCTGCAAGTAATCTATATCGGTATCCTCTAACGTGTTGCCGAATTCGGTTTCTGTGTAAAGGCCGTCGTAGATCAGCGGATAGTTGCCATTGTATTTGCGCGTGCGCCGCACTTCCTTTAATGGTGCTAGGCCGCTATACTGGTATCCGCGTAGCCGCTCCAGTGTCGAATCAAATGCACGCGCTGCGCTAAAGGTGTCCTGTGTTATATCCGTGCCGTCTTTCTGCTTGCCTTCAACGGTTAGGGTAGTACTCGCCTGCTGCGCGCCCAATGGTAAGAACCACCAAACGCCGTCGCTCTGAAATAACCGCGCGTTAAATACCTTCGTCAGGCTTTCGAGTATCTCAAAGGTTGAATAGTATTCATTAACTCCGTTGCTGTCCGGGTTGCCTAAAGATGGATTATAAATTCGCGTATCAATCAATTGGTTGCTACCGGTATAATCTACCGCGTCGAAATCATTGACGTAATAAAGAAAGTCGTCAGTACCCCAAAGATGGGTCGCCCGTGTGCGGTTCAAACATTGCAGCAGCAGCGTCGGCACATCTACCAAGCCCGTCGAATCGTGCTTAATGTATTGCAAATTTCCAAGGTCGTCGGCGGCTGTTAGTGTGTTCTGGATCGGCTGGTAATCGTATGGACGTGTTACCTGCTCCGGATACAATACCCCAAACCAGTACGGACTATTTACCCCGTCCGGATCTTTGTACACGCTTACCGAAAACCGTTGTTCGGGTGTCGTGGTAAGCAGGTCCATGAAGGTTGTATGAATGCTGGTTTGTTCGGTAAGTGTAAACGTTAATTCACTACCAATCACGCCCTGCAAACGGTCTTCATTGTTGCCGGTGTATGTCAAGACAAAGCCATCGGCACCGAGCTTGAACGTGCCCGCCGTGCCGGTAAAATCTGCATCATGGATATTCACCCGGTAGTCCGTGCCAAGGTCATCGGTAAATTCTGCGTATAGTCGTATTGGATCAGCCATTTAGAATCCCCTTACTCGGTTACGGTCGATTGCATTTCGTTCACTGGTTAGAAGTATATCGCGGCCTGAGATCTTGCCGGTCACCTGCACGCTTTGCCCGCCCATCATAGCCTGCAATTTGTCGAGCGGTGCAATTACTTCAGGGTTATGCTGTGCGCCTGCGTACTCACCCACCTGCGCAATGACTGGCCCGCTGACAATGCCACCGCTTGCCATCTGTGGAATGCCAAAGCCGCCGCCTATAAACTTACCGAGCGACATTACATTACCGCCCTTGCCAACTAATGACGACGGCATAAGCACGGATAAAATGGCGAATTGAGCAATGAGCGAAGCCAGTTGGATCAACATCTGCTTAATCATATCGCGCATGACTTCCTCAAATGTTGCCGTTCCTGCTATGATGCTTTTAAATGTGCTGTCGATAAAGTTGGCCATGCTTTGAGCAATGCTGTTAATTTGATTCTTTACAAGGTTCGTGCGCTCTATGACCTTATCAATATCCTCTTCATCTAAATCTGCATCGTCAATAAATTCAATGTCTTGAAATTCTAGGTCAGCCTGAACGGTCACGGTTTCGGTTGGTGTTGGTGTTACCGTTGCACCTGCACCGCCGCCGCTAATCGCTGACGGTATTAAATTAGTCAAGCCGCCCAATGTACTTAACGCGTTGGCTACGCTTTCCTTTGTAAC